CTTGTAAGAGCTGCTTCGGCTGTAGCCGCAACCCCTAAACCAGCAGTATATGATGCTCGTAAGCCTATATTTTCTTTTAGTACTGTATTTTGTGCAGCTTTTGCGGCAGTATCTGCTTGTGTAGCTGCAGCAGCTCTTGCAGAGGCTGCTGCACTTGCATCTATTAGTTCTGATTCTGGCTTGAACTCTGATTTCTTAGGTTTAGGTGCATCTGAGATTGTTTTGCTAAGCGCAGCTTTTTCTTTTGCTACAACAGAGATTGACTTCTCTATAGCTAACTGTTCTGCCAATGCTGCATTTTGTGCAGTTATTTGAGCAAATATTCTTTTAGCAATCTCTTCACTTTCTTTGCCTAACTTTATTTCTTGTACAGTAGACTCTTTTGATACTAACCCTTTTTGTATTAAGGCGTCAAGTTTAGTTTCTCTGTCTTTGCTGTCACGTACCTGTTCTTTCAATACAAGAGAGATACTTTTTTCTACATCTTCTAATTTCTTGGCTTTTGATAGCTCGTCGTCTTTTAGTAAGGCGGTAGACAATCTTTGTACACTTAAACCTTGTTGACCAGCCTTACCACGAGTAAGAGCACTTGCGCCAACAGCAGCACCCAGAGTTTCAGCAGTTACTTCAGGTACCATTATTTGGTCTCGCTGCTTTTTAAGTAAGTGCAGTTTGGTAGTTGTCTCTATGTACTTATCTTCAAGTATCTTATTTGCAGCAGCAGCTTCCGCATTTATTTTTGCTTTATCAAAAGTAAATAAATTAGATAAAGCAGTTGCTAGCTCTGGCAGAGCTTGTCTAAGAAGTATTGTTGAAATAAGTCCTATCATGGACTTAATTGCACCCTCTGAACTGGCAAATAGTTCTAGTACTGGCGTTACGGCTTTGTTAATAGAGCTTAACAAACTATTTAACGCGTCTTTACCAGTAGCAGTAAATTTAGTAAATGGATCAGGTATTTCTGCAAACTCTACGAACTTTTGTCCAAGACGCTCTACTTCATTAGCATAAGCTTGTGTCTTTTGTTGAGCAGTAAGATCATCTACCTTAATATTAAATGCTTGAGCATACTTTTCATAAGCCTGATTTGCCTTTAAGAAAATACCCAGTTCATCTAAAATTTCTTGTTCTTGTTTGGCCGTACCTTGAATAATACGACGGATTGAATCACCAACATCGCGACCTAGTACAGTAGCGGCACCTCTGGCAATTTTTGTAAGTGACTCTATTTGTTGTCCTGCTAACCCTGCTGTTGTACCAATATTAGTAAACTGCACGGCTTCACCAAAGCTAAGTGCTTGGCCAGAAGCCTCTTGTAGGCTTTTAGCTACACTCTTTAAATTTGCTCCAGCACTTACACTTAATTTATCAAGTGATTGTATAAGTCTTTCTGTTTGAGCGGCTTTGTTCAATGCTTCAAACGCGGCGCTAACGGCAAAGATGTTAGCGGCAAAAGTGGCATATACACGAACTAACCCACCAAGGCCCTGAGCTTGGTTTGCAAAATCTCGACCAGCAGCACCAGTACCAACAGCAGCACGAGCACGACCATACTCTAAACCTTCTTGAGGCGATACAGTAGCACCTTTTAGGGCTTCTTTGGTCTTAGCACCACCACTTGGAGCCATAGTCGACTTAACAGCTGCACTTGCTCTGGTAGCAGAAGCGGTTACGTTATCTAAGCTTTTAGCAAGTAGATCCGCTCCGTTAGTTACCTTCTTGGTGCTGCCGCCATCATCGACAACAACACCAATTTTTATATTTGTTCCTGACATAGTTTCTCCTATTAGGAATCATATTATAAGCTACTTAAAGCTTTTAAAATTCATGTGTATTTTCTACATCCACCTTATTATAACACCTAAGGTCTTGAAAGTCAATACCAGAATTTTTTAGGCAAAGAAAAGCCCCGTAAGATTTCTCCTACGGGGCTTAGTTTGTTTGCGATTTAGGTCGCTGTGCTTCAAGCATTTTTGACCTAGCAGCATCCATTACTGATACCCATTCAAGGACATACTTACGGTCCTTGACAGGTATTTCCATTATATCTAGGATATCCATTAGTCCTACATAGCTTTTGCCCATATAAACACCATTCATGGTGTCCCAGTCGTCACGTAGCTTATAGTATATGTTAATGGCTTCCTGAACTTCTTCTGGGAAATCTTCCATTTCTATGGGGATTTCTTCTTCCAGAGGCTCTGTTCCCAGAGCAGCACACATTTCGAAGTATAGTTCCTTGGTCATTTTTGCAGATAGATTCTGAAAAAATGAGTCAAGCATTCGATTTATTTCTTGTCGCTGCTCGTTTGAAAGTTTCCCAGGTCTGTAACCGTTTCACTTACAAAAGCGTCGAAGTTTGAAGAATTCTTCATCAAGAAAAGTGCATTTTCTTCTGAGTATTCCAGTTCTGCGTCAGGGTCTTGACCTGTTAGATCAACTGGCGCAAGCTGCTCAAGATAAGAAAGCTTTAAGCCATCCCAACCTTGAATAGATTCTTTAACATAAAGCTGCAGGAATAGTTCGTCATTTAATTCTTCAACAGGCTGACGATTTTTAAAACTAGTTTTAGTCGCTTTTTTGCGAATATTTACCAGGGTTTCACGTGATAGGAAACTAACTTTAACTTTAAAGCCAATTAAGCCTGGGTAGTCAACTTCAACTGTTTTAGATGGAACTAGTAAAGTTTTAAGGGAGATATTTGCCATTTTGGATTTTTATCCTATTATATAATGAAAAAGTAGGGGTGGTGATCAAGCCACCCCTTGTGTAAAAACTACACCAAATTAAGCGTAGTAACGAACTGCGATATCGTTAGTTTCTGTTAGGTCAAACGTGTTGCCATCTACTGTAGCACTTGGAACCATGCCTTGAGCAGTAAAGTTAATAGCTGTTGAAACAACTTGCTGAACATCTACTGTTGGGATACTGATTACTGTAGCTGGCATGTCTAGTACAACTTTAACAGTGTTAGCACCACCGATGTTGATTACTAAAGAAGCCATTGGCTCAATAGTTGCAGATGCTGCATCTAGCATATCGCTTAGTAATTCACCTGTATCGCGTGTACCGCCAGTACGTAAGTAAGCGTTTAGCGTACCAGTAATTGCGCGACTACCTGTGTAGTACGTTACTGGAGCATTTACAACACCCAGGTTAGCTGGAGTAATGTAAGTAATATTGTTGTTGATGGTAATAGAACCGCCAGTAATAGCAATAGTGTAAGAATCACCAGCAGCACCTTTAGTAGCACCAGTAGAATCTTTGATACTGTTAACCAGTGTTAGAGCAACAGTAGATAGCTTGTTTGTGATATACTGTGCGTCTGTTACTTTTTGTGTGAAGTTACCAGTTAGTGTACCACCACCGAATGCACCGCTAACAGCTGTAGCACCAGTTGCTACTTGACGTAGTGTAGTACCTTGACCTGTCCATGCAGCAGTTGCAATAGCGTCTAATCCAAAATCAATACTTACTTGGTTAAGTGCGCAATTGTCAACAGCATAAACTACTTGGTCAACAATAAATAGCATACCAAACTTTTGTAGTTGGTGCTTATCGCTAGCACTGCTAGAAACATAACTGAAGCTTGCGTTAACTGGAGCCCATGCAGACTTGTATAGTTTAACTGTACCAGCTGTTACAAAGGTAACGGCTGTAACGTTTGTTTTACCTGGGTTAATTAATTCAATTGTTACACCACTTACAGCGGCTGTTTTAACAATACCTGCTGCGTTAATGAACGTTTCTTGACCTGCTGGGGTTGTTGTGGCAATACCACCAATAACAACTGTATCACCAACTGTTGGCAGAGTACCGGTAATCGCTGTACCAGCAATTGTAACTGTACCTGTACCGTTACTGAATGTATAAGTAACGCCACTAACTGCACCTAATGTACTGCTTGGGGTTGCAGCAATATTTTGGTCGCTGAATAGCGCGTTCCACAGTACGCTTTCTTCGGCACTGATAACACCACTAGCGCTTTTTGGGCGTAGGTACGTTGACATAGAGAAGTCAACTGGAGCTAAACTAGTGTTAAAGTTACGCTGACCACGAACAGGTGCATTACCTGCTTCCATGATTGTAACTGTATCTGCGTTTGTGTTTTGTGAGAATGAGAAGCCGTCTAATACTTGAATTTCCTGAGTATTAGCAGCAGTGAAGCCAGTAGAACCAACTTTACCATTTGCGTCTACGTTAGTAGTAAAAAATACTTTACTATTACGAACTAAATTTAATGCCATAATCTTTCCTTTATGAGTTTTATAGTATAATAAAGTACACCTACTAGATATTTATCTGCTTTAGTACTCATACACTACTTGGTTACATCTGCGAATATCGCACTTGTAAATTAATTTCACCGACTGCATATGGGGCTAATAAGCCTTCATCAGTTGTTATTGAACTAATCAATATTTCGGTGGTCTCGTATCCTTTATCTGCGTCATATACCAATACACGATTGGCATCAATAACAGTTTCTAAGTCTACTAGTAAGTTTTCTAGATCTTCTTGTGCGGATTCACCGCGACAATATACTTTTACCGAGACGCCTAGATAACACCACGTAAAGTC